GAATCAGTTGGATAATCATTACAGGCGTGGTGGGTGGTTTTGGCACCTTAATCACCTACCTGTTCAATAAGTAATAAGGAATAAAAAAATGTCAATTAGAACTGCCTTAATGGAAATGGCGAACAATCAGTTGGATGAAAACAAAAATATCATTAAACTCTACCAAGATATGAAGGCACAAGGCAAAAAAGATCACAATATTCTTGATTATATTGGGTCTATGCCAAAATACAAAAGAATGACAAGAGATCAGATTGCTAAGATTATCGGTGATGCAAAGCGTAAGGGTATCTTCGAAGAGTCTGTTGAACTTGATGAAGCAAAAGAAGTTCTGTCTAACTTTATGAATGATAGGAAAAAAGAGCAGACTATTAGTCTTGCTAAACAAAAAGGTCTTAAAGTTAAAGACATGGGTGATAAGATTGAAGTCTCTGGCCCAAAGGGAAAAGTTGCGGATATGATTGCTATTCATAAACCAGTATATGTCAGAGAACGTGCTGCATGGGTGCCAGAGTCTATTGCTGATGAGCAAGTAGAAGCATTCATGGAAGCAACTCTTGCTGCTGTAACAGAAGGTGCTGATACTTTTGTATTTGAAGGTAAGCACTACAAAGCAAAGTCTAAAGCAGAAGCAAAGAAACTTGACCCTGTAGGTCAGGCAGATGCTGATATCGACAATGACGGTGATGTAGATAGTTCTGATGACTACCTGAAGAACCGTCGTAAGACAATCAAAAAGTCTATGAAAGACGATGATGACGATGAAGTAAATGAGATTGATGGCGCAGCTTCTGGTATGCGAGCAGCAGATAAAGAACCTACTGTTAATCTCAAGGCACTGAAGAAGCGTCGTGCTGCTGAAAAGGCAAGAAAGACTGCACGTCCTGATCCTCTGCGTAATGCAAAGCCTATGAAGTTTGAGTCTACAGAGACTATTGATGAAGCAATGTCTGGCACTTACATGACTGTTGACTATGACTACAGTGATAACTTTGGTATCTTAGAACTCTTCAAAAATGGTAAAAAGATTGGTTCTTGGGATGGATATCCATCTAGTGAATCTGGTAAGAATTACCTTGCTATTGAAGCCACAAAACTTGCTAAGAAGCATGGTGTAAACCCTAGAGGTCTTATGACTGTTGACGCAGAAAACGAAAAGAGAAAGGGTAAACTTGTTCCAAATAAGGATTTTGGTTTCCCGGTCAATAGAAAAGAATCTGTAGAAGAAGCAAAAGCACCGGGTGCTACTGCACAGCATGGAGTAGATGCTAATACACAGGATACATTTGAGAAGCAGTTGTCTACTCGTAAAGGTGAAAAAGACTTTGTAGACCAGCACTCTATGGAAGTTGGTATGGATATTGAAAAGATTACTGCTGAAAACAAAAAGAGTATTGAAGATGCTCTTAAGGTAACACCACCTAGAATGGGTGATCAGAAAGCTGGTGGCAACTCTTTTGTAAGTCCTATTCAGTCTAATATCATCGATGGTATTACTAAAGCATTACAACAAATGAAAACGAATAACTAAAGGATTAATAATATGTTGAAAGCTCCTGCATGGGCAAAAAATGCCATTCCTACTGAAAAAGGTTGGGTAAGTCCTAAAGGCGAACTTCTGGTTGCTAGAAAACTTTCTGATAGACAGTTGACAGAGTATTGGAATGCACAAAAGAACGATGTTCCTGCTCCTGCTCCTATTCAAGAACCAGCACCAATCATTGAAGCAGACCCTATTATTGAAGAGGCAGCACCTACTGCTGAACCTCTGATTGAAGCAGAACCGGATGTAGATCATTGGTCTTTGACTAAGGCACAACTGGTAGAGCATGCTGCTGATGTTCATGGAGTAGAACTTGATTCTACTATGACTAAATCAAAAATGATTGAGGCACTTGAAGCACAAATCTAAATCATGAAAATCCTTAGTGAAAAAGTAGAGGTAACAGAAGAGAACTATCTTATTGTTGCTGCTAAACATTATAATAATCCTCAGTGTTCTAGTACTGATGAATTCTATGCTGACCTTGATCGTATCAAGTATATCAAAAGAATTATCAATCGGTATCTAGAAACTGGGGAATTATCTGAAAGATTACTGACTAACCATATTATCGTATTCTGTAATGTATTTGGTATTGAGATTGGTGTAAAGATGATGGCACTAAAATTAGACTACAAATACTGGCCTGTCATCAAATCATTCTTAGTATTCCTAAAGTATATTGAACCAGCTGATTTAGTTGGTATTAAGATGGACCCAAAAGTTATTAATATTTTAAGAGAGATTTAATGTCCCTTTCAACAGTTACTGATACCATATACACCTATAGATTTTTGAAATTGTTGGTAACTCCATTCAACAAGACCAAAGCATATGAGTTTGGTATTGTAGATGAGAATGGTAAACGGACTGACAAAGAAATCACAAATTCTGCTGAGAGAGATTCATTTAACCTCTTCCACAGACTAGCATTTAATATGAAAAGATTGCTTGGTGCATTCCCCGGTGGTAAGTCTCGTATTGCATCCTATGTAGCAGCATTAGCACTCCTTAGAGAGAGTTATGGGGTTGATACAGAGGTTGTAATAAACGAAATGAGTATTGATGAGGGTGATAAAGAATCTATCTCTACACTCCTAGAAGACTACTCTGAAGCACACCATCCTAAGAAAAAGAAAAAGACTATTGAAAATGAAGAGGCTGGCACAACTACTGCTGATGTTGCTATGCCTCCTACACACATGAAGTTTAAGGCATTCGTAAGACGCAAAAAGAAAGATGATGAACTAACCGAAGAATATTTGAATGAACTTTTTGATAAACCTTATAAGTTCAAAAAGATTAATATTGCCTTGAAAGATAGAAATATGGCTTCACTAAAAGCCGATAGTCCTCAAGGTGAAATTTATATTAACTTACAGAATTTTGCTAGACTTGGAGACAATAATTTTGAATTAGATTTTTCGGTAGGCAATAGGTTCTCTAAAACAGGTAAAGGTGACCAGTTTAAAATTTTTTCTACAGTAGTTCAAGGTCTGAAAATGATTATTGATAAAGAAAAAGATGAAATCAAAAGTGTAACCTTTAGTGCAGATAAAGAATATGATGATGACACTTTTGATGCTGCCTTTGCCGGAAGACCTGCTTCTAAAAGCACAACCAATTTGAGCCGTTTTAGATTATACAATACGATGGTAAAAAAGTTTGCTAGTAAAATGGGGTTTAGTGTGGATATTGATGACTCTAGCAAGAGAGTTACAGTATATACACTCAAAAACAAAACCTTTAAAGAATCGTAAGACACAAAAGTAAAGAAGAAAAAAAATGAAAACTTTTACTCAACTTCGTGAAGAAGTAACTCCACTTAATGAGAATGCAGAAAAAGCATTAGCATATGCAACAGCAGCTCACAAAGGACAATTTCGTTCTGATGGATCAGAATATATTAGACACCCTGAAAGAGTTGCAGCATATGTGCAAAAGTTTAAAAAGTCTCACAACTTAGGTAAACTTATAAGTGCAGCATTTCTCCATGACACTATTGAAGATACAGACACAACTCACAAAGACCTTGAAAAAATGTTTGGTGGTTTGGTTGCTGGTCTAGTAAAAGACTTAACTAGTGATAAAGATGAAATTGCTAAAATTGGCAAAAAAGAATATCTTTCCCGTAAGATGGAAACAATGTCCAGTTATGCGCTGGTGGTAAAACTTGCTGACCGACTAGATAATGTTCAAGATATTGCTACTGCTAAAACTCCAGAGTGGCGTAGAACCTATAAAAAAGAAACCCTCGGCATCTTAGATAGACTTGGTAAAAATCGCAAACTCACAGGCACACATACCAAAATTATTACTGCTATCAAGAAAAAACTAGACGAAGTAGACTAATATGTTTGCACTTCTTGGTTCTGTTCTAGGTTTCGGCACTTCCTTTGCTCCAAAGATTTTGGAGACAATTAATAAAGGTCGTGAACAGAAGCATGAACTTGCTAAGATGAAAATGTCTGCTGATATTAAGATGCAGATGCAAGATGCTGAGTTTGATCATCTACAAGACATGGCTCACCATGAAGAACATAAACGTCTGATTGAACATGATATTGCTATCTCCAAAGAGACAGGGTTCTTTGCAGGACTTAAAAAAGGTGTGCGACCAATCATCACATACTGTTTCTTTGGTTTCTTTCTGTTCTATAAAATAGTCCTTGTAATGGAAGCAATGCGGTCAGGACAGGACATGGCAGCAATATCTGATGTAATATGGGATCCACAATCCCAATCTATCTTTGCAGCAATCATTTCATTTTGGTTTGGTTCACGGGCAGTTGAAAAACTAAAATAACTTGACAATGTGTAAAAAATAAGATAGTATAAGTAATACACTAATTACACAACTCCATACAAAATAAGAGGTAGGTTCTATGACAAACGGTCTAGACATGAGGGATTTTTTGTCCCAAACTAAATTCTATGAAGGTTATTCACGGTATATTGACGACGAAAACAGATATGAAAGTTGGGATGAATCTGTTGACCGTGTAATGGCAATGCACAAAGGTTATTATAAAGATAAGATGTCTACTGCACTGGCAAATGAAATGGCAACTGCTAGTAGTGCATATAAAGAAAAACGTGTTCTAGGCGCACAACGTGCTTTACAGTTTGGTGGTGACCAGCTGCTTAAACATCAAATGAAAATGTATAACTGCACTTCCTCTTATGTAGATCGTGCATCTTTCTTTGGTGAATATTTCTATATTCTTTTGTGTGGTGCAGGTGCAGGTTTCTCTGTCCAGAACCACCATGTCAATAAACTCCCTGCTATCCAAGAACGTAAGAAGCAAGCAAAAGGTTATATTGTAGAAGATAGTATTGAAGGTTGGGCTTCTGCTCTGGATGTTCTGATGTCATCTTACTTTGTTGGTGGTGGTAACTATCCTGAGTTTGAAGGTCGTAGAGTATTCTTTGACATGACTAACATTCGTCCCAAGGGTGCAAAGATTTCTGGTGGATTTAAAGCACCGGGTCCAGATGGTCTGCGTCAGGCACTTGACCGCATTGAATACCTTATTCAAGGTGTTGTAATGGGTTCTAAGGAACCTGTGCAGTTACGTCCCATTCATGTCTATGACATTGCTATGCACTGTGCTGATGCTGTTCTGTCTGGTGGTGTGCGTCGGTCTGCTACTATCTGTCTGTTCTCTCCTGATGATACAGAGATGATGAATGCTAAGACAGGCAACTGGTTTACTGATAATCCACAACGTGCAAGGTCTAATAACTCTGCTGTTATTGTTCGTAAAGAAACTACCAAAGAACAGTTTATGAGTATCATGGACAGCATTAAGCAGTTTGGTGAACCCGGATTTGTATTTGTAGAATCTACTGAGCATACAACTAACCCATGTGTAGAGATTGGTATGTTCCCACAGATTGATGGTCAGTCTGGCTGGCAGGGTTGTAACCTGACAGAGATTAACGGTGGACTGTGTGTAGATGAAGAGTCATTCTACAAGGCATGTGAAGCTGGTGCTATTCTTGGCACACTACAGGCAGGATATACAGACTTTACATACTTGCCTGATACAACAAAAGCAATCTTTGACCGTGAAGCACTTCTTGGTGTGTCTATCACTGGATGGATGAATAATCCTGATATTCTTTTTGATGGTAAGATTCTAGAAAAGGGTGCAGAGATTGTTAAAGAAACTAATAAAAGAGTTGCTGAGTTACTTGGTATTAATGCTGCTGCTCGGACTACTTGTGTTAAGCCTTCTGGCAATGCTTCTGTACTCCTTGGCACTGCAAGCGGAATTCATGCTGAACACTCTGAGCAATACATTAGAAACATTCAACTGAACAAAGACTCTGAAGTTGCACAGTTGATTGCTAAGACTAACCCTAACATGGTAGAAGACTCTGTATGGTCTGCTAATGGAACTGACTTTGTTGTTTCGTTCCCTATTACACCCAAGCAAGGTTCTATTCTGAAAGACAAACTTATTGGAACTGACCACCTTGACTTAGTTGCCAAGGCACAAAAGCATTGGGTAAACACTGGCAAAAATCCAGAACTATGCGCAGACCCTACAGTATCACATAACGTTTCTAATACTATTCTAGTAGAGGATTGGGATGATGTTGCTGAATATGTTTATAGCAATAGGAATAACTTTGCTGGTATTTCTTTCTTGTCTACTTCTGGCGATAAAGATTTCAATCAAGCACCGAACACTGAAGTTCTCGACGCTGAGAAAATGGTTGAAAAGTATGGAGTGGCTGCTGTATTAGCATCTGGTCTAGTTGTAGATGGTCTACAGGCATTTGATGACCTTTGGATGGGTTGTATGACTGCACAGGGATATGGTGAAGATATCTCTGCTGAAAGTTCTAAGAACACACTGAAGAAAGATTGGGTGCGTAGGTTCACAGCATTTGCTGCTAAATACCTTGAAGGTGATTTGAAGAAAACTGAGTATTGTTTGAAAGATGCATATCTTGTGCATAAGTGGGAAAAGATTAAACGGTCTTACACTCAAGTAGAATGGATTTCTGAGTTGTCAGAAAAGAAGTTTACTGATGTAGATACACTAGGTGCAGCAGCTTGTGCTGGTGGCGCCTGTGAGATTGACTTCTAGATCATATCTAGTAGAGTCTTGACTATTTCTATATAATATGTTATTGTCTAAGAATTATAACTAAAAGGATTTTTCTTATGGATATGAATGAATCCAGTCTATCTAGGATTTGGGGACACACCCAAGATCATACTACGGGTGCTATCACCACATTCCGTGATGATAGGTCTAAACAAGAAAACAAAAAGAATAACCGAGAACTTAAAGGTTATTTGAGAAACAAAGGTTATGGTGTAACTTCTGTTGATGGGAACTATATTGAGCAATATGGAACTGTCAATGCTAAAGAAGTTACAGAACCATCATTCTTTGTAGTTGACCTAAAAGACACAGGTAATCTTGAAAAGGATTTGAAAATGCTTGGTGCAAAGTATGACCAAGACTCTGTTCTTATTGTTCCTAAAGGTGGTAAAGGAGCTTATCTAATTGGCACTTCTAATAGAGAAGATGCCTTTCCATCTAAGAACAAAAAGGAAGTTGTCGGCAATAGTAAAATGGGTAAAGTTGCTGGACAGTTCCTGTCTCGTATTAGAGGCAGAGAGTTTGCCTTTGAAAATGCTATGTCCTATAATGAAAGATGGGCAGATGCTCTTCTTGCATCGAAAGTAGAAGAACGATGAAATATCGTATTATCTGTGATACCTGCGAAGTAGAGAGTGTAGTTCATCTAATCTATGATGAACCACCTAACCACTGCCCTTATTGTGGTTCTGAACTCACCGATGATGAGATTTCAGAATATGATGCAGGATGTCTTTGTGACTAATATAAGTAACCTCAGTTGAAACACACTGGGGTTATTTTTTTATATGTCTGAGAAATATTATGGTTGGTATTATGAATTTGGTGAGTATGATCCTGAACATGCTCCAGAAGAGTTTGTAGGGTTCGTCTACAGGATACAAAACCTAGACACTAACCAGAAGTACATTGGTAAAAAACTGTTCTGGAACCGCAGGAAAACCAAGGTAAAGACCAAGGCTGGTGGAACTAAAACAAAGTATGTTACAAAAGAGTCTGACTGGAAGAGTTACTATGGTTCAAACAAACAACTTCAGGAGCAAGTCCAAGAAGTCGGTGGTGATAAATACTACAGAGAAATCTTAAGGTTCTGTAAAACTAAAGGTGACTGTTCTTACTATGAAGCAAAATATCAGTTTGAATATAATGTGCTACTAAGGGATGATTACTTTAATGAATATATCCAGTGTCGGATTAATGCGAAACATTTGAAAAGAGACGATGATGAATGAGATTAAATTGAATGTTTTTGAGGTTCTGCAAAAAGTAGCAGCAACCAAAAAGAAAGAAGAAAAGATTGCCCTTTTACGGAAGCACGATTCTTTTGCTCTTAAGTCAGTCATTCAAGGCTGCTACAATTCCAATATCAAATTACTGTTGCCAGAGGGTGATCCGCCATATACCGCCTGTGACCCCCATAACTGCCCCTCAAACCTTTTGAGGAAGGCAAGAGACTTTGCTTACTTTGTAGGACAGAAAGGTAAAAACATTCGTCCTATCAAGAGAGAAACTATTTTCATTAATCTTTTAGAAGGTATCCATCCAGAGGATGCTAAGATTGTATTGCAGATGAAAAACAAAAAACCCTTCAAAGGTCTTTCAGCTGCTTTAGTCAAGGAGGTTTACCCAAAATTGATGCCCCCTGACTGATTTGTTATGTAATCATATCAACTAACCGAAGGAATGCATTATATGCTCGTTTCTCAAATCGACCGTTTGAAAAAAGATTATCGTGAACTTGAACACTATGAAAGAAAACTAATTAAACAAGGGAGAGATAAAGTGGTAAGACATATGAAATTGAAACGAGAATATCTGGGTAAATCAATAAAAGATTTAGAGGAACAACTTTATACTTGACAAGTCCTAAATCATAGTCTATAATAAGTTTACTTTAAGGCCCGGGGAATATATACATTCTCTGGGTCTTTTTATTCCTTGACATTCGTATCTATATAATGTATTATCCATCTATAAACTAAAGGAGAAGAAATATGTTAGCAAAAGTATTTTGGAGAATCTTTTCTCTTGACAAAAGCATTCATAGGAAGTATACTCTTTTATATGATGATTTGTGTGAATAATCTTATGCGGACATGGCGGAACTAGGTATACGCAACGGCCTTAAAAGCCGTCGGCCATTGGCCTTGTGGGTTCGAGTCCCACTGTCCGCACCAAACTTATTAATGGCCCGTAGTTCAGCGGTTAGAACCCTCCGCTCATAACGGAGCTGTCCTCAGTTCGAATCTGGGCGGGCCAACCAAACTTAATTTAAGAAAGAAAATATGTTCGTAACACCCTGTGTATCCTTATGTAAAATAAATGAAGGTAAATGTCAGGGTTGTGGTCGCACTCTAGAAGAGATTGCTAAGTGGCGCAAATATACTGATGAAGAAAGACTTGACATCATGCGTAGATTAGGGTATGGTAATAAACGTAATAGAAAACGGAATACGCCATGAATATCTTTTACCTTGATCCAAACCCTATCACAGCAGCACAGATGCACTGTGACCAGCATGTTCACAAGATGCTGCTAGAGACTGCACAAATGCTTTCTACTGCGCATCGTATGCTAGATGGTGAGAAGACACGTCGTCCATCTATCTCTGGTAAACGTATGGTAGACTACTATGTTCATCCTGACCCTGTTCTAGAGCATACACTCTACAAGGCAGTTCACTTCAAGCATCCATCTAATATCTGGATTCGTCAGTCTGTAGAGCAATATGGCTGGGCAAAAGATTTGATGAATGCTCTTGCTGATGAGTATGAATATCGCTATGGTAAGCAGCATGGCACAGCAGTTAATGTTCTACCTTACCTACAACTGCCACCTAAGTCTATGAAGATGACTGGTGGATGGACTCCACCCCCTCAGTGTATGGACGATTATCTCAAACGTTCTGTTCCGCAGACTATGCTTGCCTACCGTGACTTTTATATCACAGAAAAATCTAAGTTTGCAAAGTGGACAAAAACTCGTAAAAGTCCAAATTGGTACTTGACAACTCCGTCCAAAGATACTATATTAAGTATGTAAGACAGAGAAAGAGAGAAAACAAATGATCAACATCGGTATGGAAGTCTGGTATGTAAACACAAAGCCAGTAGGTGTTACTGGCGTAATCACTGATGTATTTACCTACCCCGGTGATGTTGACACTACTGTTGTTGTCCAGTATGATGACGGTGATGAAATTGCCTACACCAAAAACGCTATCGTGCAGAAGATGAAAAGCAAGCGCATGGCTGTTGTATATGGTGGTAACGCAATGTCCACTATCCTGTAAATGTCCACTATCCTGTAAGGAGACTTGTTATGATTGAACAGATTCAAAATTACATTGCTGCTTGTGAAGCGAACCTTGCTGAGTATCAGCAGATTGAAGACCCTGTTGATCGTGCCCGTGCAATTGCTGCCTGTGAAGGTATGATTGCAGACTTTAAAGCACTTATTGAGGAATAAGACAGATGGAAAAGAAGTCTTTTGTAATTCGTGATGCAGTCAGTAACGGTATTCGTTTTGGTCTGTTTGAACCAATCACTTCTGATCGTCAAGCAAAGAAGTTTATGCGTGACTTTGAACAACGTATGAAGTCCTGTGGCATTGAAGTGCAATGTATGATTAAAGAGGTTGAAGATGCGTGAAACAATTAATCTAAAAGGCATTACCAAAAAAGGTAAGCAACGTATTCAAGAGCATGGTGCCGTATGGGAAGTTCTTGAGAAGCGTCCCGGAACTTTTGAGGGACTGCTGCTAGGTTCTCCTAAAACTGGTGATATCCGTTGGTTGACCAAAGACTTCTTTGTTGAAAAGGATTGAAAATGTTTAAAGTTACTGAATCTGTGGATTATCTTGACCCTAATCCTGATGTAGCATTTTTTGATACTCGTTGGGAAGCTGATGAGTATCTTTCTGAACGTATACATAATCGGGTTGAGTTTGAGGTGCAGCATTCACCTTATATGGTAAGTGAAAAGAACTATAATGATTTGTTTCAATATGAATCAACATTTTTTAACGTTACAGAAGTAGATGAATACGCTGTAGATATTGATGGAGCAACTGACTAATGAAAAGTAATATTGCCGATAAGGTAATTCTAACTGACTGTGACGGTGTTCTGCTGGACTGGCTCTTTGGTTTCAAAGAGTTTATGGCAGAACGTGGTTACACTGAACAAGACGATACCGGATATGCTATCTGGAAACGTTATGGTTTTATTAATAAAGAAGCAGGTGAAGGTCTGGTTCGTGAGTTTAACAACTCTGCTGCTATGGCATATCTCACCCCGCATTTAGATGCAGTCAAATATGTAAAGAAACTTCATGAAGAATGTGGTTATGTTCTGCGTGTTATTACTTCTATGTCCTTGAACAAGTATGCCTACAAAGCACGTCTACAGAACCTTCATGCCCTGTTTGGTGAAACTGTAATTGATGAACTTGTCTGTCTTGATACTGGTGCAGATAAAGATGATGCACTTGAGCAATACCGTAACACAGGTTGTGTTTGGGTAGAAGATAAGTATAAAAATGCTGTGTTGGGTAAAGAACTTGGTCTTGATTCGTTCATGATTGATTTGCCTCATAATCGGCAGTTCGACTTTGACCAGCGTGTAACGGGCTGGGAAGATATCTATCACACTCTTGTAGGAATTTAAATAAAATGAAAGCAGTTATTATTGGTGGAGTGTCAATGCTGGCACTCTCAGGTTGCGCAGTAAATACATACCCACAACTTAATCAATGTGCAGATGTAGTTTACTATGCACCAGAAGTTCCAGCCTATGCTACTCTTGGTGCTATTGCTGGTAGTATTGGTTTGGCAGTATTGTCTGATGGTGATGTTGCAATGTCTATGATCGGTGCTGGTGTCGGCGCAGCAGTTGGTTCTGGTGCAGCTGGTGGTCTACATACACATCAGGTGTGTCCTACTTCTATGACAGAGGTTGTAGTTCCGGGACCAATCTACACCGAATCGGAATATGTCTATGAAAAGTAATATTCTTGTAGGTTTGGTTGGGGCAGTT